ATTGACTCGATATTTGAGTTATTATCCGAAGTTCCCAAATTCCACTGGTAAACAATTCCTGTATTGTCACCAAAATAGAGAACGTTGTTGTAATGTGCCATCACGGTAATATCGACAGGCAAGGTATGAATAGTCCATAAGTCATCAAGAATCGAATAGTCAAGTAAAACATTGCTCATTGATTCAAGACCAAAGTATTCTGCTACATCACTATTTAGCGTGACATCTCCGATATACATATAAATATGATCATTGTTGATTCCACCGATTACACCAGAGCCAGAACAGCCATCAATGATTGGATCAATCGCCCGTGATTTCTTTTTTGCCCCTGTCCCGTCCCAGCAATAAACGCCCTTTTTCTTGTTCGAGTAGTGGAAAAAGTAAACATTTTTGTCGTCATCAGACACTATCGAGCGAGGCGAAGTGCAACCAGTGCCATCAACCTGAATAACATTTTGATTTAGATCGATTGAGTGGATTGAGTAATTTTTGAAAGCCAGAAATTGACCATAACTTTTTTGGACACCAGTTAGATAATCGCCATCATCGGTATCAATTTGTAAGTAATCCGTTGACGGAGTAAAGCTGAAACTCCAACCGCTTGAGTAAGTTGGAATCGATCCATAATAAATTCGATTGGCATATCTCACCCCATCAACTTCACAATCAGCTAAATAGAGTTGGTCAAAAAATACCCCGCCATAAGCCGCTTTAGGGAATGACGACTCTTGCGAGTAGGTCGTGCCCGAAAGAGAAGCGGTCGTCATAAAAGTATTAGAATCGTTTTTTCCAAAAATATAGGTTTGATCAAGAAATGAGGCAAAATTGACATTACAATCAGCCGGAAGCGAGGTGGCACCAGAAACTGCAGTCCAAGTTCCAGAGTTATTCCACTTTAGAATTGAGTTTGTGTCTCCGGAATTATTAACAACTGCTAGATGTTTGCCTCCGGTTGTTCGGTCGCCAAAAAGACCGGTAATGTCTTTACCACTTTGAAGCGTCCCTCCGGCTTTAGTTGACCCTAGGCGGGTTTTCCACGAACCTAAAATATCATTATAGACATTTTTAGCTAAGATAAGTTCATCTGGGCGAACGATAAATTTATTCGTTTTGAGCTGGACTCCCGAAGTGTAAGACGGTTGGACATATCTAGCCATTTTATTCCTTTGAGGTTAGGTATTTTTGATCGCCGATTCGTTCGTTTCTAATCACTTGGATAATTCCAGCGGTAGATTTTTTCTCAAACCTGTCAACTGCTTGCCAATCTTCTTTTTTTTCAGCCACCCTCATTGAACAATAGTCTTTGCAAGCCTCAACGAATTTCACTGGTAAAGTGTCATTTTCTGAGTCTGGTCTGGTGGTTTCTTTGTAATAATCAATTACGAGAGGAATGCCGTCATAGTCGTCATCTGGAGCGGCAAAAAGTCGCCCGGTTTCATTTTGGATCGTATAGTATTCCGGTAGTCCGCAAGCATCAGATTGATAGACGACTGAACCGTCATCGTGAGCTAAAATTCCCGAGACCCCTGTTAGTTGATTATCGGTCTTGCCAGTCCAAGTGAAAGTGTCTCCCGAAATGTAACCAGTCCCAGCCTCGGCAAAATTAGAAGCGTCCATCAGATCAACTTCAGTCGCCCCAAGCAAAACAGCTCCATCTAGGGTTGAACGAGCTAATCCTGCGATCTTTTTGCGCCAGTCCGTGATCGAGATGTATTTTAGAGGCTCATAGCCCTCAATCGAGAGGCATTGAATAGATTTTTGGTCAGATGTTTTAATATCGCTCGGTAGAGAAAAAGTCTCACCTCCAAGCGAAGTTGTGTTTGAGTTATCCTGATCTGATTCCTCGTGTTTCCATTTAGTCCGAAGTTCAGAAACTTTATTGATAAAGCCCCAGATATAATCAGTTAAGACCTCTTTGCGAGTGATTTTTGCTTCCGTTTCCTCATTGGCTCGATTAAAAACTGCGTCAATAATCACCCCGATAGAATTGAAAGTTAATGATGAATAAACCTGTTCATCAGAATAATCCGAATAAGTTGTTGTTGTTGAGTTTTTTGCCCGAGCGTAAGCATAGCCGGTAGTATTAGTATCGGCGTACCCTGTAAACTCCTGATCTGGGGTAACAGCAACCGTCGCTAAAACCGCCTTTACTCCGCCAGACGATGTTGCTCTGGAGAATTCAATTTGATTGTAAGAGACAAAATAAACTGGACTATCTGAGGGATGAGCAAAAACGGTATTAGCCGCTAGGGTTATTGTAGTACCAGCTGGGGCAGTTGCAGCGTGAACTTGAACAATCTCGGTCTTTTCTGATCCGATTTCACCAAGAATGATGTAACCAGAAACAGCACCACCAGAGATGTTCTCTACAGTCAAAGTTCCTGAAGCCGCCGAAGCTGGCTCTGTTAAATAAGTTAAATTATTTGTGTCTAAAAGCTCTCGATTGCGAACTCGTAGACGAGAATTTTCCAGAATTAAATTTAATTTAATAGACATAATCTCCTTTTGAGTCCCAAGTTTTAGTAAATGAATCCATTCCGTCAGCAAATTTAATTATGGGATTTCCCGAAGACGTATATGTTAGCTTGGCTATGCGCCAAACAGCTGATCCAGTGTTGTTTTGGTTTTCCGGTAGTGCCCAGCCGACATATTCGATATTTCCGTCAGCGTCGTCTGTTGTTATAGTGGAATAATTACTCGAATTAAAGCTGTCAATTAAATTTCCATCTGAGTCAACAATCTCAACGGCTAAGACATTCGATGAGCCTTTAGTCTCAATGGTCACAACCTTATTCCCGGTTGTATCAACAATCTTTACCTTCTCGGCTGTAGCCATTTAGTCCTCTCTGGCGTTCAAAGTCAGCTCTTTTACCTTTAGTTTCTTGGTTTTGTCAAGCAGTTCCGCTTCACGGACATCCAAATCAAGTTCTCGCTCATTCAAGGTTTTTCTAAATGTTTCAAGCTCATTTTCCTTGTCAGAATTGACTAGCGACTGCTTGGTCAGCTTTTCTTCTCGGTTTTTTTGTTCATCTAACTCAAGAGCATATTCCGTCCGTTTCTTTACAAGTTCGACTGATTTTTTTTCGAGATCATCCTTGTCTTTTCGCAATTTGTCCTCTGCTTCAATTAGAGCTGAACGGCGGTTGTCTTCGAGCTTAACTTGATCGTTAAATTTTATCTTCTCTGATTCAAGTTTATAGATTTCCAATTCGTGCGAAGAGGTTTTGTCCTTTAGTGTTTTCTCAGCCTGATCGAGTGTGCCAGCGCGGTCATCAAGAGATTGCTCTTTAGAATTAAGACTTTTTTCCCGCTCGGTTAGGGCGTTATCACGCTTATTTGCCTCCAGAATCGATTTTGCGACACTTTCTTGCTCTCGCTGTAGTTTTAGGAGTTCTTCATTTAAATCAGCACTACTTCGATCAAGTTCTTTGGAACGAAGATCCAGCTTCGAGTTTTCGTCGCCTAAATTCTTTTTCGTATCAGCTAGTCTATTTTCTGCCCTCACATATTTCTCGGTCGCGATTTCAAGCGCTTTTCGTTCGGCAATCAGTCGGTCTTTGTCATCTGAAAGTTGCTTTTCTTTTTGAGCAATTTTAAGGTCGAACTCTAAAAGTTTCTCAATCTGTTTTGTTGCTTGAGTTGTCCGATAGTTAAACTCGGTAATAAGTTGATCAACCTTGCCCTGAAGTTCAAGTTTCTTGGATTCTAAATTTTTAATTTCATCATTTGACATAAATTCTCACTGTTGAATTTGCTCCTGAAGAGTTTGATAAATAGATATTCTTAAAAATCTGTCGGTCAAAGTCAGTTGTTGTGCCTGAATTAAGAGAAATTGTGTGATTGGTTGTAGCATCGAACTTAATTGAAATGTTTTGTGAAGTGTAAATCCGGCAATACATCGGCTCGGCAATGACAGATTTGAAAGTCGCCTGTTGCGAATCAAGATCATAATCAGTTATGCCTGTGTTAAGAGTAAACTCGATACTCTCATACCTATTTTTAACCTGTGATTGACCATTTGGGTCATTAGTAATTGTGCTTGACATTTTACTCCTTATGTTTTCTCATATGACTGGTTAGACCAAAGGAACTTTTAGCTACAAACGCACATTCAGTGCATTTTAGCGAGGTGGATTCAACTACGGGAACTTCTACCTCTTTTTCGCCTTTTTCTCTGGCTTCTTTAGCCAGTCTTTCATAGACCTGAGGCGACAGGATGCGCATTTCGCCCATAATTTTCCTTTCTTAAATAATTTTTCTGCCCGCCCCGGCCAACAGCGATGACCGGGGTTTGACAGTCTACTATTTCTTCTTTTTGACTTCCTGTTTGGCAGGTTCAAATGTCAATCCGCCAAGAGGTTCCGCTAACTTTTCCATCAATTCATTGATGGCTTTGCGAGCCTGATAGCTGGAAGACTGAACTCTGTCTAACACTTGAATGAGCGTGTTCGCCTCATTCTCGGTCAGAGAGTATTGATTCTCCTTTTCCATCTGGATCTCCTTATTTAATTATTAAGCTATTGCAGTTGTGCCACCTGTTCCTATCACCGCCCATTTTGTACCCGCGAAAATAAGCGTTGCGCTATCTCCGACAGCATTTAGGGTAATTGTCGTACCGTTATGGAAGTTGGCCGGGGAAATGACAGCGTCACCGGTGTAAGTGATACAAGTAATAATCTTAATTTGCCCAGCAACACCATCAGCCAGTGCATGAGTGGAAGCGGCGTTGTTGGCAATCGTTGTTAGGGTGTGGGTCACGTCAATGGCAGTATTAGCGTTTGAAATAGCCTGTGCGCCAGCCTTGATATAACCGTTGGTCAGATTGACATTGCCTGAAGTCAAAGTCGCATCACCAGCAGTAAGGGTAAGGGCGGCTGTTCCAGAAGCGTTACCAGCAATGACCGTTGCACCGTATTTCTCCACCGAGAAGTCAGAAGCGGCACCATCGTAACAGTCAAGATATTTACCAGTGGTCAAAGTAGCTTCAACGGCGTTGATCTTTAGACCAGTACCTTCAGTCAGACCGGCTGCGCCAATATCAACGATCGTGCCAGTAGTCGCCGAAGCGGCGTTAATATCGACAACCCCAACTGTGCCAGCGTAAACACCAGAAGTTGTTATTTTTAGCGCTGAACCGTCAGTCGCCGCACCAGCGGCTAAGTTAAGAACACCACCAGAAGCAGTCGCATTTGCACCGCCACCAGTCAGTTCCATTGCAAAACCGTCAGTTAGCGCCGTACCAGATACTCTCACCAAACCGGTTGAAGTTGTGGCTGAGTTAGCAACAACTGAAATCATCTCGCCGGTTGTAACGACAGTGCCTGAAGAGGTAACGAGCAAACCAGTACCGGTCGTTAAAGCATTGTTGGTAATCGTCACCGCACCAGTGTTGGTAGCAGCGGTCGAGACAACACTCAATGCTTCAGCAGTTGAGCCGCCGTTGTTGACGTAAACTCCAATCGGGTTATTCGTCATCGTGGCGCCAGAATAATCGAAATCAACCAAGTAAGAAGTTGCCGCTGCGGGTGTTCCCGTGCCAGTAACTCGGAGAACCGAACCACCGGCCGCCGTTGCACCCGAAGTCGTGATTGAGAGAACCCCTTTATTATCAGCGCCAGCACCAGTTGAAGTAACCTCAAGTGCTTGAGCCGTGCCTTTGGAAGCAATCTTTACCGCTACTGGATTGTTGGTAGATGTCATTGCGGTATAGTCAAACAAAGCAAGGTATGAATCAGCCGCTGCAGGCGTGCCGTCAGCTGTTAAAGCAAAAGCAGCTTTTCCAGTTGCAATTGCGCCACCGCAGTTAATAGCGACAGCCGAAAGAGTTGCTGAGTCAGAATCAATATACAGACCGCCAGCATCCTTACCGTTAGCCAAAACTCTCACCGCGTAAGGATTATTGGTTGCCGTAATCCCGGTCACATCAACTCTTACAGCAGAAGCTGTGTTAGCCGCCGGTGTTCCGTCAGCCAGAACCTCAAGAACCGCCTTGTTCGCGGCTAAAGCACCACCACCGTTAATCTTGGCAACTGAGTTATCAACCGAGTCACCGTCAAGGTTAAGAGCTTGCATTACTTTTGAAGCACCAACAAATTTAATACCAGCCGAACCTTCTACAGGCGAACCAGAGGGGGCGATTCTGATTTGAGCCGATCCGTCAGCCGAAGCGCCAGAAGAATTGATCAAAAGAACACCCTGTCCAGTTGCCGTAACGCCAGATGAAGTAAGCTCAACCAAATCTTCAGCAGTCTGAATACCAGTAACTTTGAGACCGACAGTTGAGTTAGCCGTGGTAGCGATTGTGGTTGCACCATCGAGACCGACACTCATTACAGTTGCCGCACCGTTGTAACAATCAACGAACTTACCAGTAAAACCAGCCGCAGTCGTATCAAGATGAAGAATCGAGCCGGTTGTTAGACCGTCAGCGTTAATGTCGACAACGTTAGTCGCAACTTGCGAATCAGCAACGATTGTCAAAGCTGAAGCGTCACCGGACTGCGTAATCGAAGCTACACCATCAGACAAAACTAAATCACCGGCGGTTAAGGTAACAACAGCTGTACCAGTAGCTACCCCAGCCAAAACGGCTGTGACAGTAGATTCACCGGTTATCGCACCATCGAAGTTGACCGCACCGTGAAAATCAGTAAATGATGAAGCGTTTACCCATTGGATCGTAGCATCAGAAGTAGCACCAAGGGTAATTGGTTTGTCATCACCCATTGTGAGACCAGTAGCACTAACCACACCGGCTTTGGTAATGTCCCAACCTGCCGTGCCTTGGATATCTTTACCTGTCCCAGAGTTGGTAATTTGCAAACAATCACCTGTACCAGTGGCATTGGTGATGGTAATAACATCATTGGTTGCGTGCGTCCCTGCAAAAGTCAACGAAGCGTCATCAAGCGTTAAGGCTTTATCAAGGTCGTAGAGTGAATCGAGTGAGGCAACTCCGCCACCAGACGATCCTACGGTTGTTTCGGAACCAGCATTATAAAAGACTAGCGAACCGTTCTTGACATAAAGTCCATATTCTGTTGCGGTTGAGATAGGCGCGTCAGTCAGGTTCGGCAGTCTTATCGCACCGCTTCCTTCTCCTGTATTACCAGTGCCTTTTACATATACGCCTTTGAGGGCAGTATACTTTTTATTATCCAGATTCATTTTTTCCTTCTGGCCTGTTCTCTATACCTATATTGACTCGGAAAAGTCTCAAGTAAGAGGGGGCGTTTGTTAAGGCACGCCCCAAGCCTTTAATTATTAAGAACTGTAAACTTGACCATCGCCCTTTGAACCCCACACACCGCGGAAGTTTTGCATACCGTAGCTCCAACGAGCAAAACAGTCATAAACATAGCGGTAAGGGTTTCTCTTAAACTCGACGTCAAAGACATTGGGCTGTTCTCTCCACTGAAAGATCAGTTTGGCTTTTTCCGGATCGATCAAGAACCAAGCTGTGTCTGAACCACCAGCGGCGGCACCAAGCTCTGGCCACTCGATAACAGTCAACGAACCACCTTTGTAGATGTTAATATCGTTGTCAGCCGTATCTGGTCGTTTATCAGATTCAGTAATGATCGTTGCCGGTTTGCGAAGCTTTGGTGGAACCACTAGAATTTTGGCTTCACAGTTAGCAATCTGTCCCTGTTCGTTTAATTGCTCACGAACTGCAACAAGAGCAGTTTCAAGGTTGTCCTCTGTCAGTGTTAAACCAGTCGCCGAAGCATTGGATTTGACAGTTGAGTCAACCGTTGATTTTAGATGCTGAGTCGAGAAGAATCGAACTCCATCAGCCGCAAGTTGTGAGTTGCCAAAACGATCAGTTGTCAAGAAACCACGCTTGAGAGCGTCAGCGGCATAGACATCAGGTGTCTTTTTAGCTGATTCACCCAAGATTGAGGCTTCTTTTCTAATTTCACCAAATCTGTCGTCCTTAAATCTCTCGTAAGAAATTTGAGCTGAGAGAGAGTAAGACTGGTTGACCAAGGTGATGTCAAATTCGGGAATGCGTGAATCAACATCGGCTGTGCCGTTCTCCTCGATTGGTTGCATTAACCCGTGACCAGCCACACCAGAGTATTTTTCTTCATTACGGTCGGAGTCTTTCAACTGAAAGACTTTCTCGTAATATGTTTTGTATTTACCATATTCATCGGAGTAGATTTTTCGGAAATTCGAATCGTCTAAATCGGTGAACTGGGCTCGTGTCATTATTCCTGAAGGCATTTTGTTCACTTTCTACAGTTTAATACTGTGAGTTGGCCTTATTAACTTTGAAAACACCGCGAGAAGTATCTGAGGTGTCTGGTGCTTCATTAACGCAGACCAGATTCAAAGCGGCAGTCGTTGCGGAGGCGGAACTTGTATCGACCAATACAGCGCCAGTCGTGCCTGTAATGTTGTATGCTTTGCCTGCGCCATAACCTGCGCCAGCAAATGTGTTGGTATCGTTGTCATTATCAACGATATACTCAATATCAGAACCGCAAAGGATTGAAATTTTCTCTGCCCCGTCACCAACAACAGTGTCAACGCCTTGGTATGTTCCAAGAATTGGCAAAGCAGCCGTGGTGACAATAGCAGTGTCATCCTCAAGGGAAATTGGATCGCCCTTGGTGATGGTTGAGCCGCTTTTGACGACTTTTTCGATGCTTTCGGTAAATCCATTGAGCTTGTGAACTTTAAATCCATATACGCTCATAGTAGTCACTTTCTATTAAATTTGTTTACTTTTGTGAAATTCGATAAACCTTTTCTTCTCTTCGGGAGTACCAGGCATATTTTTAATATATTCCTGTTCTTCTTTGGAGAGATTAAAGGATTGCGTTCCATTTTGGGCACTGTTTGAAGTAGTGTAGGTAGCTTCAGAGTTGACTTTGGATTGAGCAAATGCTTGTTTTTTACCAGATTCAGTCGCTTGTTTGACTATTCCGGTTTTGTTTAGACGGATATAGGCAATTTCAAGGGCTTCCTCGTATGGGACATCTACGCTTTCCAAGTTTTTTGCGATCTCACCAATTTGCCTTCTAACATCATGATTAAAGACGAAACCAAGAGCTTTTTTGTCAGATTCAAATGATTTGATCGTCAATTCTCGTTCTTTTTTTTCGATGTTAGCCAGCCGTGTTTCAAGCTGGGTCAACTTCTCTACTTCCTTACCAAACGGTTTGCCGGTTTTATTTTTGACGGCTTCTGCAAGCTCTGGGTCAGACTCGACAAACTGAACCCAATCGTCAATTTCTTTCTGTTTTGCCTCGACTTCTTTTGCAAGGCGTTGGGCTTCTCTCGAAGAATCAGCGTAGCGCTTTTTGAAGCTACCGTCTTCCTCTATTTTAGATGTGTTATCGTCCTCTGAGCCTAAGTAGTCCGAGACATCCGTTTGATCGTCATCGCCTTCGTTTTGACCTTGAGTATCGTTCTCAAGTTCACCGTTGTCGCCGGTTGCGCTCGATTCTCCTGTGCCTGAGACGGGAGAAGTTGGAGTGGTTTTGTCCATTTGAATCCTTTACTGCCAGTCCTTGTGGAGTTAGGCATAAATACTAAATTTTGCGGTCAAAGATTGTTTTTTAACTTTATTTAATTGTCAAGGAGCCTTTTAAGATGTTCAGTGCTTCGGTTGAAAACAGGCCCGAAATCAACCGAAACTCCAAACATCCTATTGTTTTAATCTTTTTTCTCTGGCTGTCTCGACCAACTTAATCATCGAGTCTATTCCAGCCAAAAAACCGTTGTTCTCTCTTATTTGTTCGATTGCAGATTCGTGAATGATTGTCTCCTTAGAGACAAGGTCACGATTTTTAGCCTGCGAATTCTTGACTAATGTCTGCTTCGCTACTCTCTCCCGCTCTAGTAATAAAACGGCATAACCCCTGTGACTTTGGAGCGATTCCAAATCCTCAAGTTGTCTTTTTGAGTAGCTCATATTAGTTACACGCTTTTAGTATGATCCCGAAGATTTTATCTTCTTCGATCTTGTAATAAACTTTCCCCTCAAAAGTAAGTTCTGATGATTTATATGTGTCAAAAAGCACGGTGTCACCAACTTTTGCTTCCATATTTACAATTTGATTTCCTAGAACCTTCTTGCCGCCGGTCGCAATTACCTCGCCTCGGATCGAACGAGAGATTTCGGCTGAATCACTAGCGATGAACAGCCCTGATTCGGTCTTAATTTCTTTTTCGGTTGGTTTTAGGATCAAATTGCCTGTTGTGGCCTGAAACATTAAACTCCTTTACCAATATTTACAGGCACACCGGCCGAGGCAGTCTGTGCTACTGACGGGGTTGCCTGTGGCGCACCTTTAAGCGCCATCTGCTGATTAAATTTTTCGTTGTCCATATTTTTCTGCATATTCATACCCTGTGCGGCTTGAAGTGTCTGCTGACCCTCATTCATTCGCTGTTCAGCCACTTCTCCTTGAGCGTGTTTGACTATGACTTGCTGTATTTCTGGGGAGAGTTGGTCAAAGTCAGTTGAGTCAGCCAAAGCTATATGGATAGCGGTGTGCTGTTCATTGGATCCCTGAGTTGCTGGGATATTCTCGCCATTCATCATTCTTGAGTTTTCTTCTTCTGCCAGTTTTGTTAAGTTGTCCTCAATAGGTTCGGCGCTAAACTCTTCAGCATCAAACTCGTTTATTTCTCCCGTCTTTTGCCACAGTTTTTTCCAGTCGGCTAATTGGACAAACTCTGGTATCGAGTTAATCGTTTTCAAAAATTCATTCCATTTTTGCTGTCGGAGTTCCTTAGAGATTGGCAGTGTTGAGCGTGAAGCCACTCGGACAGTGAATTGAGCAAATTTATCATCTTTCACGCCAAGAGCTTCGGGCGAGAGGGTAAAGTAAGCGCCCATTTTCTCGCTAAATTCTGTCTCGCCAAACTCATTCTCACCTTGCTTGAGTCCAATCGGCAGAGAACGGTATTGCGGCTCCATCATCGGCTGATTGTTCTCATCCATCATCTGTTTACCATCCTCACCTAAAATCGGATTCATTTTTTCTGGTTGTGAGTAGAACTGCTGGATGATATTTAACTTCAACCACTCATCACGAACATCAACATCCTCTTCGAGGAGCTTGAAAAAGAGATCAATTTTTTGCTTAGTTGCTTGAGCGGCGATAGCGTTTTCAGTTGCTGTGCCGCCAGTCTTGACTCCGAACATCGGATCATCAACACCGACTTTCTTTTTGGCGTTCTGTTCGACTTTGTCGATTCCTTCAAAGATCGACTGATCAATATTAGGGATATCGAAGAACTTAAAATTATTGACATCGGAGACGGTGATTCTCTTACCAGCTTCTAATTCGATCACATCGCCCTCGCCCTCCATTTCGTCACCGGATGACTCTAAAATCGGTTTATTGAGCATTAACTTCATCCAGTCCACGGTGAGGTTAAGGAGTGTATCCAAGAGCGCTTGATCGTGTTCAACTAATTCAGGAATACCAATACCATCAAGACGCTTAGCATCCCTCGTCTGGAAGACCGAGATTGTGTAGGGCAATTGCTTATGGCGATAGGGGATTGGAATATTTTGAAGTAAAACTCCATTGGCGATCAGAACTCTCATATCCTTGACCTTATGCCAAAATTCCCAAACCTCGACATCATTCTGACCAATATTGGTAAAGATCGGCTCTTGGCGCTTCTCATCTTGTGTTCCCCAAATCCAACTTCCCGCCTGGACGTATTTAGAATTAGGATATTTTTCAATTGGATATTCAGCTAAAAACGAGGAATAAGGGACAATCTTGCGCTCGGCACAGTAGCGCATATCATCGTGTGAAGTTGCTCTCTCGTCCCAGTAGAACATTCGGGGATCAACATCAATTAAATCAGCGTCATCATAGTCCTTGACTGTGGTTTCCTTGTATTCAATATTCTCTGTTTCGGGATCATAACTGATGATCTCTTTAATCTTTCTGGTGTCGCAGCGATATATTCTCTTTCTGACACCAGTGCCCAACATAATAGTTGTAAGATAGTTTTTAAGTTTGATTACAGTTTCTTTCGAAACATAAGAGAGATGGTCAGATAGTTTCTGAAATACTGGAGCCAACTTATTGTCGTTCTCAGACTGCATAATGAGCTGAACTTCGTTGTTCCTAGACACCGTCATCGCCAAAATGCCAAAAACAGCCTCACGAGTGAGAGACTTCTTTATTTTTGACGGGTTCTTGATGTGTAGGTCAGTCCCTCTCTCCGCTTCGCTTGGTTCGCACTGTTTAGTCCATTTGTCCCAATCGGTTTCGAGATTATGATTTTGTCGAGTCAAATTCATATCATAAATTCGGTCTCGAACATAATCAAGGACTTTTTTGTCTGCTTTTGAAGGATTGTAGGTTAGTTCTGGTTCTTTGATCTCAAGATCATTCTTCACTTAATTCCCAACTGGCCTGTTGGTTAATGCTGTTATCTAGTTACACGCTTTTAATATCCGGTGAGACTACTGACTTTATATATATTAGCCTTTCTCGTCTCTCGGCGTTCTCGACGCTCTTTAATCTCTGAATCTGTCGGGGTTTTAGTGTAGTAGTAAGTCATTGCCCAGTTTTTTAATGCGTCCAAACAATGATTAGCATAGTCGAGTGGTTTTTCACCAGAATTTAACTCTCTGTTTTGTCGCTTCAAATCCCACTGGTAGTTCTCAAATTCAAATATTGTGTTGAGGCAATTTTCAAAAACAAACAGTTGCGGCTTACCAGCAGAATTTAATCTTAATAGTTCCTGTATTCTCGTAATTCCAGAGATAATGCGATGTTCTTTGTGTTCAGTTCCTTTAAGTCCCAGACGGTTATAATCGATGATCAACTGCTTTCCTAGGCCGTGATGGTCAAAAATCGTCCCGCGATAAATTTCTTTTGAACTCATAAAACATATATCCTCAGCGTGATCTTCGGTTGCTCGGTTGCTCTCGTAATATTCTCGGTAGATATAGACATTCTTATCAGCGTCTTGAGCGATCCAAAGACAAGCGGTTGGATCATTCACTCCCAGATCGATTGTGCGGTATCTGTTCCAGTTCGCCGGTATTTCGAAGGATTTAACTACATTTCTCTCTCTGCGGAAGTCCTTGTAGATTTGCCCTTCAAACTGAGCGAAGTCGGCCATAATTTCTTGCGCAAATCTCTCTTCGCTCATCGAGGCTTTAGCCTCGTCAATTTCTTCTTTGGTGATGTGAGGATTATCGTAAGTTGTGGCGTAGAATCTCTCCCAATCAGCCTTACCGGACGTGCTCTCCCATAATCTGTAGAAATGGTTATACCCTTGCGGAGTAGAGATAAACATCGCCCAGCCTTGAGTGTCAAAAAGCATCGGCCTGATCACTTCTTCCCAGACGAACGGTTTGATAAACGCATACTCGTCAAGGATACAGCCATTTAGCCCAACACCCTTTAATCGGTCGGGGTTGTCAGCCCCCTTCAAAACTATTGACGATCCATTGCGAAGTTCGACCGAAAGCTCCGTTTCGTTTTTTGAAGCGATTACTCCCTCCGGTATGAACTTACTCAACATCTGCCAAGCAATGTCTTTAGCCTGACCATAGTACGGAGCGATAAACCAATACTTTCCCGGTGTTTCCATTGCATTTGCAATCAGCATTGTGACAGCTAAATAAGTTTTTCCGAATCTGCGTCCGCAACGAACAACTTTGAATCTCGCTTTGGATTGAGCAATTTCACTTTGTTTCGGATGTAGAATTATTCTCATTGGTATATACAACCTCAAACTTCAAATCCTTGCCGTCTTTGCCGGTAAGCTCAAGATTGTTGTTGATTTTCTTTTTAACCTTGTAGCCGAGCTCAAGATACCTCTCGCGTATCGCATAGTCGGGATCTTCTACGGTCTCCTTGCCGTTATACTGTTTTTTGGTCGCTCTCAGTCCTTCAGTGTGAACTCTGATGAGTTCCTCGTCTGGCAAGAACTTGTCCATCAATTCAGCCCAGCCAGCGGAGTTAGTAAGATCACTCGGAACTTTCGCCGTTTCCGAAGAATAACCAGCCTCCCTCATCGCGCTTGAGACTGATTTTCTGGGGTTTTCTAGGAGTATTGCTACCGTTCTTTTTTGTTTGATTGTTGCCATATTCTAGTTACACGCCCTTTCATCCTCATATTTACAAATTGACTCTAGAACGTCCAAATCAAATCTGCACTCTCCTGGCTCTGTGAGCAAACATTCGATTGAATCCATTTTTGGTTTTGATCTGCGCCAAAGTGAGATCTCCTTGTTGCGAAACAACTTAAAAGTAAATGTGGTGGGCTTTGATTTACCGTTGATTATTTTGTCGTATTTTTTCCAGACCTCAATCCGAAGCTCCTGGGCAATGTCTTCCCAGTCCATACCAGCAATACTGGACTTTTGGGCTCGAACTACAATGTAGGGTTCGAGTTGTTGTAGCAATTCATTTAAGTCTGGCATAGAAGAAGGCCTATTTTTGTTTTTTATTCATTGTTCGATGTTATACATTGCTTTACTTACTAGAGGGAAGAGGTGGCAAAGCCTTTCACTTTGCACGAGATGGGAGTCGAACCCACACAGGGGATAATCCCCTTAACCGTATTGATGATGGAATTGGCAATATCCATCTTCTCTCTTTGACCTTTGCCATAGGCCGTGCGTCTATCTTCCGCCACACCTCATCTCTCTAGTATGCTTTAGTTACTTAAAATACTCATCAAGTGAGTGAACATAACCGTTAAGATGGCTTAGCCATCCGTGAGTTTCAACGCATTTGTCGTCGAGCTCTATCTGCTCGTTGAGTTTATCTAGTATTACGACCAGCTTGTCATACCACTCTTTATTGATTGTTATTTCTTTCATTTTATTCTCTCTAGTAAAGTTATTTAGATTGGTTTTCTCTAGTATGCTTTAGTTACCCTACTTATCTAGGGAGTTAGACTTTGGTTATTTATTATCTGTCATTGTAAATAATTTTTATACGCCTGTTTCGCATATTTTAACTTACCTCGCAAAAAACCATCAAAAATGTTTTCTAATTTAGATGTTGCCCGCTCATCTTCAAATTTAATTTGGTCTTCAGTAACTACTTTGCCATCACGTAAATCTAACGACAATTTTTTTAATTGATACGTAATACAGTGGCATAATTCGTGTAATAAATATTTTCTTTGTTCTATCGGATCTTTAGTAAAAAATAATGGATACAGGTCGACAAATATTCTTTGATATTTTTCATCATATTCAACAGTAGCAACAATATTGTCTCGATCAATTTCCTTTTCAATGATTGTCCTTTCAAAATGACCAAGTCCAAACAACCACTCAATTTCTTCATAAAATTTTACAACCCTGCTGATTTGTTTTGTTTTAGATATGCTCATAAAAGATTTTTAAGATATGTTAAGATCATTTCGTCATCTTTCTTTTGCGGGGTGTTTGCTCTAACCAATAAAGCGTCAAATTTTTTGCGTCCTAGTTTTTTTATCTTCCAGAGCGAATATTCCTCTTTGTGTTCCTCGAAATATAAATGGCAACGGCGGCAGAGCGTATCACAATTTTCCTCATCGAAGCGCACGCTCTCTTTTCTTCGTCCGTGGTAATGAGAAACTGTCAGATACTGGTGGTTGCTTGAACAATCTATGCCGCATTTCTCGCATTTCCAGCCTCTAAGTTCTCTTAAATACTTTGAAAACTTTGTGTCTGCTGGACGTAATTTGGTTTTTGCTTGCCAAAATGACATAAGGGAAACAAATTATTTATTCTTTGGTGTTTCTGTTTTGGCTTCTTCGATCGGTTTTAACTGTTGAAGAGTGTGAAATAAATTATCGACCTCTTGGATTGGTCTGGTGGCGAGATACTTTAATGTGCTTTCTAGTTGCTCTTGAGTGATTGTGAAGTTCATTTCTGACCTCAAATATAAATAATAAAATACCTATTAAACTAGCTCCGATGACAATGTAATACATCACCACCATCTTTGCTCCTGCCATATTTCCCACGCTTTTTTGGCTGATCCGTAACGGTTAATGGCGTAGTTCATTGACCATTTAAGTTCTCCGTCTAGCGATCCGTATGCGTCTCCGAGTTTACTTGCCGGACACGCTTGAGCTAACCCTGCACAGCCTTCATTGTTCCACCGACCAACTACCCAGCCACTCTCTCTCTGAATTATTTGGTCGATGGCTTGGCAGTTTTCTTCGCTCCAGCTTTCTCGGCAGAGACGGTTTCCTTCATCTCTGATGGCATCTCTAGAGTATCGAACACTGGTATCACTCCTTCTTTGA